ATAAGGGGGGAGAAAACTTTAAGAAACTTTATTACAATTCAGATGTTACGAAAAGAAACCGCAATGGACAGACTACTTCAGGATTATATAGTTTGTTCATACCTATGGAATGGTCGTACGAGGGATTCATTGATACTTATGGCTTACCTGTCTTCGATACTCCCGAAAAACCGATCAAAGGAGTTGACAAGAATGAAATAGAATACGGCGTTATTGAGCATTGGCAAAACGAAGTTGATGGTTTAAAATCTGATTCAGATGGTTTAAACGAATACTATCGCCAGTTCCCAAGAACAGAGCAACATGCATTTAGAGATGAAACAAAACAATCATTGTTTAATCTTACTAAAATATACGAACAAATAGATTACAATGACGATCTACGAAATTCAAGTGTATTAACAAAAGGATCTTTTCAATGGGATAACGGGATAGTTGATTCAAAAGTACAGTTCTATCCAAGTAAAGATGGTAGGTTCTTGATTTCATGGGTTCCACCTAAACATCTTCAAAACCGTGTAATAATAAAGGATGGGCTTAAATATCCAGGCAATGAACACATTGGTGCATTTGGTTGTGATAGTTATGATATATCCGGTACAGTTGATAATAGAGGGTCTAATGGCGCGCTTCATGGGTTAACTAAGTTCTCAATGGAAGACGCCCCTGCAAATCATTTCTTTTTAGAGTATATTGCAAGACCTCAAACAGCTGAGATATTTTTTGAAGAAATATTAATGGCTTGTGTATTTTACGGTATGCCAATACTTGCAGAGAATAACAAAGCAAGATTATTATATCACTTTAAAAGAAGAGGCTATAGAGGATTCTCAATGAACAGGCCTGACAAAGTATGGAATAAATTATCACCAGCAGAAAAAGAAATTGGTGGTATACCAAACTCAGGACAAGATATAATACAAGCACACGCAGCAGCAATTGAAACCTATATAGAAAATTTTGTTGGTTATAATACTGATTCTCATGGAGATATGTATTTTCAAAAAACATTAGAAGACTGGGCAAGATTTAATATAAACGATAGAACAAAGCATGATGCTTCTATTAGTTCAGGATTAGCAATAATGGCGTGCAATAAACATATGTATACTCCGGTTACGCAATTCCAAAAAGAGAAGATCTCTTTAGGATTTAGAAAATTTAACAATGACGGCTACAGTTCACAAATAATATAATTTATGATTTATACTAATACTAATAGTTCTTTCCCGAGTCAGGTAGTATCTGATGAAGAAAAACAAAGCCTAGAATATGGTGCCCTTGTTGGAAGAGCTATAGAAAATGAATGGTTTAGAGGTGATAGAGTTGGTAGTGGCGTTGGTAATAGATGGGGATCTAACTGGCAAAACTTTCATAGACTAAGACTTTATGCTCGTGGAGAACAATCTACACAAAAGTATAAAGACGAGATGTCCATCAATGGAGATCTATCCTATCTTAATTTAGATTGGAAACCAATACCTGTTATACCAAAATTTGTAGATATAGTTGTTAATGGAATCTCAAGTAAGAACTATGAGATAAAAGCATATGCAGAAGACCCAGAAGCTACTCAGGCCAAAACAAAATATGCTGAAGGTATATTAAGAGACATGATGGCTAAAGATCTTTTAAATGAGATCCAATCAAAGTTAGGTGCAAACCTATATAATACACCAGATCCATCTACACTACCAGAATCTAAGGAAGAATTAGAAATACATTTACAGTTAGATTATAAACAAGCAATAGAAATTGCTGAAGAAGAAGTAATCAACCAAATATTAGATCGTAATAAATATACTTTAATTAATAGAAGAATAAATTATGATTTAGTTGTACTTGGTATTGCTGCAGCAAAAACAAATTGGAATAAAGCAAACGGAGTTACAATTGAATATGTAGATCCAGCAAACTTAGTATATTCATATACTGAAGATCCAAACTTTGAAGACATTTATTATGTAGGCGAAGTTAAGTCAATTGCTTTAGAAGAACTTAAAAAAGAATTTCCTTATTTATCTGATGAAGATTTAAAAGAAATTGAACAATATCCTGGTAATGCAAATTACACTCGTAATTACTATGGCCAAGATACAAATGATAATACAGTACAAGTACTTTACTTTGAATACAAAACATATTCAAACCAAGTATTCAAAATAAAACAAACAGAACAAGGATTAGAAAAAGCATTAGAGAAACCTGATACTTTTAATCCACCAGAGAATGATAGCTTTAGCAAAGTATCTAGAAGCATCGAAGTATTATATTCAGGAGCAAAGATTTTAGGATTTGAAAAAATGTTAAAATGGGAACTTGCTGAGAATATGACAAGACCATTTGCGGATACAACTAAAGTTGAAATGAATTATACTATTTGTGCGCCTAGAATGTACAAAGGAAGAATTGAATCATTGGTAAGTCGTGTAACCACGTTTGCTGATATGATCCAATTAACGCATTTAAAACTGCAACAAGTATTATCTAGAATGGTTCCTGATGGAGTATTCATAGACGTTGATGGATTAATGGAAGTTGATTTAGGTAACGGTACAAACTACAATCCAGCGGAAGCATTAAATATGTATTTCCAAACCGGTAGTATTGTTGGTAGATCACAATCACAAGATGGCGGAATGAATCCAGGCAAAGTTCCAATTATGGAATTACAAACATCGTCAGGTAACGCTAAGATTAGTTCATTGATTACAACTTACCAGTATTACCTACAAATGATCCGCGATGTAACCGGATTAAATGAAGCAAGAGATGGTTCAATGCCAGATAAAGATGCTTTAGTAGGATTACAAAAGATGGCTGCGGCAAGTTCAAATACCGCAACTCGCCATATATTACAATCAAGTTTATTTATAACGCTCAGACTATGCGAGAATGTTGCGCTTAGAATTAATGATTCACTTAATTTCCCGTTAACTAAGCAAGCGCTTATTGAAAGTATATCAGTTGCCAATGTTGAAACGTTAAAGGAAATTGAAAATTTAAACTTGCATGATTTTGGTATATTCTTAGAATTAGAGCCAGAAGAAGAAGAGAAAGCACAGCTAGAACAAAACATACAAATAGCTTTACAATCGGGTGGTATAGATCTTGAGGATGCAATTGATATAAGACAGATTAAAAATCTTAAACTTGCTAACCAATCTTTAAAATATAAAAGAAAGAAAAAGTTAGAAAGAGATCAGGCAAATCAACAAGCAAATATCCAAGCACAAGCACAAGCAAATGCCCAAGCAGCGGAAGCGGCAGCAATGTCAGAAGTACAGAAGCAACAAGCATTAGCGCAAACAGAAATACAAATCGAACAAGCTAAATCTCAATTTAAAATACAACTAATGCAACAAGAGGCAGAAGTTAAAAAACAATTGATGGCTCAAGAATTTGAATATAGTATGCAACTTACCCAAGCACAATTAGGTATTGCAGAAAAGAAACAAACACAAGCAGAAGATCGTAAAGATCAAAGGACAAAAATACAAGCCACACAACAATCTGAATTAATCGATCAAAGAAAAAATAATTCTTTGCCAAAAGATTTTGAATCATCAGGGAATGATGTATTCGGAGATATGGGATTAAGTCAGTTTGGTCCTAGATAAAAAATCATTAACCAATTTTATAATATTATATCATGTCAGAAAATGTAAAACAAGAGGGGGAATTCAAACTTAGGAAAAAACCCGCAATGAAAAAACTAGACAAACCAAATGTGGTTTCGAAAGTTGATCTAACAATTAAAAAAGAAGAAACAAATGCCGTTCAAGAGTCAAACACAAATGAAAGCATGTTGGGCAGCCAAGGATCCGAAGTGGGATTGCAGGAAGTGGTTGAAGGAAACACCAAGCATGGGCAAGCTGCCACTGAAGAAGGAGAAAAAGAAATAATTATAATGCAGGAAGTAACTGATGAAGAAGTTGCATCCGCGTCTAATACATTAATCGAAGAGGCTAATAAAGCAATTGAAACAGCAAATACAACCGGTAGATCATTACCAGAGAATGTAGAGAAGTTAGTTTCATTTATGGAAGAGACCGGTGGAACAGTAGAAGACTACGTTCGTTTAAACGCTGATTACTCTTCAATTAATAGTGAAGCATTATTAAAAGAATACTATAAAAAGTCAAGACCACATTTGGACGCCGAAGAGATTGAATTCTTAATGGAAGATAGATTTAGTTACGATGAAGACGAAGATGATGAACGAGACATCAGAAAAAAGAAACTCGCATTTAAAGAAGAAGTTGCAAAAGCCAGAACATTTTTGGAAGATCTTAAAGGTAAATATTACGACGAAATCAAGCTGAGACCCGGCGTTACCCAAGAACAACAAAAAGCTATGGACTTTTTTAACCGATACAATGTAGAACAACAGGCAGTAGAAACGCAACATTCAAAATTTAAGAATGATACTAAAAGTTTCTTTACTCAAGAATTCAAAGGTTTTGATTTCAAAGTGGGTGAAAAGAATTTTAGATATACAATTCAGAATCCAGAAGTTGTGGCCGATAAACAATCAAACTTAACCAACCTAGTGAAGAAGTTCTTCAACGAAAAAGGAGAGGTTACAGACTTGAGAGGATATCATAAAACTATGTACGCAGCCGAAAATGCTGACACGATTGCAAGTCATTTTTATGAGCAGGGTAAAGCCGATGCTATTAAAGAGGTTATTGCAAAATCTAATAACATTTCAACCGCTCCAAGACAAACGTCTTCAGGCGAGATTAATGTAGGCGGATTTAAAGTTAAATCAATTAACGGCGTTGACTCTACTAAATTAAAAATAAAAAGTAAATTTAACAATTAAAAATTAAACAATTATGGCAAATGTAACGCCTACGTTCGAAAGTATTACTCCGTCCCAAAAGCAACAAGCTTTAAACACGAACTATTTAAACTTCGCCGATGGTTCCGGCAACGATTTTGCACAGCAATATTTACCTGAAATCTACGAAGC